TGTTCTGGACTTCTAATTCTCTGTTGTGGTAGATGTAACCAGAGGCATATAGGATAGCCACCTTTTCTTCTGTTACATTGTGCATACCAACCCAGTTAAAGTGGTCGCCACGCTTTAGGCTCTTGCCATCAGCTACGAAGGGAACTTTAACGAATACGGGCCAATCAATCTGGAAACCTAGATAGCTAGGGTGCATTTGGACAAATCCTTGTGAGATTACTATTATGTTCTTTTATAATTGGGTTATACCCAAGGCTTTTACACCTTGGGTAAACCATTGTTTTAAACGAGATTATTCTACGATAGTAGCGAAGAACACACCAAGATCAGCGCCCACAACCTTCATGTCGTAAGCCATCTTAACTTGGATCATCTCAGCAATCTGCTGACGCTTCAGTGCATCGTCCGAGAACGATTCAACAGTAACGCCCAAGTTGCTTACGCCCGAAATGTTGTTCCAAGCGAAGGTCAGACCAGCAGCAGGGGTCATCAGACCAGCCGAGCTAGGGGTGTAGGTCAACAGTGCCGACTTACCACCGATGAAAGCATTCGATTCCGAAAGACCTTCAGCGCCAGAGTTCTTGACTGCTTCCATAACGTAGAAGTTCTCTACTTCAAAGATTTCAGCCAGCTTAGCGTCAGTGATCAGAGCAGTGTTCGATACAGTAGCACCACCATTTAGACGGGCAAGGATCGAAGGGTGGTTGATCAGGATGTCACGAACTTCTTTACCAACAACCATCGTGTTGGGCTTGAAGCCACCCGACTTAAGCTGCATAGTGCGGCGAGCCAAGGTTACGTCCACAATAGGCGTAGCGTTGGTGTAATCCGACCACTGAGTAACTTCAGCCACAGTGTCATCAGAAGCGTTAGCAACACCAGTAAACTCAGTGCCCCAGACAGAAGTTGCGAAGAACGTCGAAGCAAACTGCTCCTCACGATCAATCAACATACGATTTACTAGAGTGGTTGCACCAGCCGCACGGATGTCCAGCATAGCATCTTCGTTAGCCAAAGTCTGCTCATCGAAGTCCATACCCAGACCATAAACGTCTGCAAAGTACGAGCTGTTCGAGATTGCCATACCGATGCGGTTTACTTCGGTACGAGGAGCAAGTTTCTTTACATCACCCGAGCGGTTCATGTTCGCACGATCATAGATGTAGTACTTGTCCGACTGACGCTGCACACCCACAGTTGGGAATACTTTGTCAGCGATAAAGTTAGTTTGCGATTGCACATAAGCCAGCGTCAGGTTGCTGAGTGGCTGGTCAATATGTACACTGGAGGGGGTCAACATAGGCATAGTAGTATCCTTTATCTATACTTAGAGTTACGAAGCAACAACATTGCCACCAGAGATCAATTCAATCTCCATGACTTGGTTGATTACAGCGGCTTCTTTGGCGTAACCCATGATGGTGTTAGTTGAAGCGGCAGTCAGCGCCAGTCCAGCAGCGGTCGTAGCCACAGCAGCACCAGCAGCAATAGTGCCACCTGCAATAACCATTACCGAACCGCTACGGGTTACAGTAACAGCAGTATCAGCAACACCACCGACAAGGCAGACACCGATAGCTTGTTCACCAGCAGCGTTAGCCAAGATGACTTTGCCAGTTGATTCCAAAGTAACAAATTTAAATTGTGCAGCCGAAAGGTCAGCACCAGCGATGAAAGTGCGGTTATCGCGCGATTGCATAACAGCCATAATTATTCCCCTTTATAGGATTTGTTAATAAGAGCTTTACCTTTATCGGTCATAGCTACAGCCGCATAAGCCTTAGCATAGTCACTCTTTTTCATGTTGTTTTCGGTCATATAAGTCTTAACCATTGCATCCATTTCTTCAGAAGCATTGGCAAAAGTACCATCCATAGCCGACTTACCGACTTCATCCATAGCAGCGGCGAAAGCAGCATCAGCAGCCTTGAGTGCCTCTACAATAGCTTTGTCATCAGCAAAAGATTTCAGCAACGATTTAGCAACATTAACGTCAAAGTTAGGCAAGGTTTCCCCTGCGCGCTTAGTCAGTTCAATGTCAGCTTTTTCAATCTCGTGTTGCTTCTTAGAAACTTCTGCTTCTTCTAGAGCTTTCAGAACTGGAGCAGGGATTTCAGACTTGGCAATGGAAACACCACCAACTTCAATCATCTCTACAGCAGCCTTCTTTTCAATTACGTCAGCAGAAACAACGTAACCAGCCTCATCCAGACCCTTTTGCAGACGATCAACCTCAGCGGTCAGACGTGCAACATCAGCCTTCATGGCTTCCATCGGGTCGGGCTTTGCTTTTGTTTTAGGCTTTGCCATATCATAGCCGAGAGCCTTCATAGCTTCATCACGACCGCAAGCCTTTTCTTCCATGTAAGCCTTAACTTTGGCTTCCATATCTTCATCCATTTTCTCAAATCCCTCTGAGTTGTCGCGCTTAAAGAGACTTACCATTGCCTGTGCGTTGGCAGGTCTATCCACCAAGGAAAGTTCCTCAAGCTGCAAGTTTTTAAGGAGGTTAGGCAAGTTAAATCTCCTGTTTTTGAGCGCGCCCACCAATGGAAAACGCTGCGAGTTCACCGCTTTTCACACGCTCCCAGACAGAATCATCGAATACTTTGTAAGCAACAACCCATCCTTCGCGGTTAGAGTGGATACCGAGAGCATCACCAATTTCTTTAGTGATAGGGAGAGAGTGTACAACAACACCAACTTGCTTCCCTGTGTGCATAGCCTTACCAACTCGCACATGCTCCATAAATTCATTTACGGCCTTGACCAAAGTGTCAGCTTCGATCATATCGCCTTGGCGGTCAATAACAGGTTCCCCATCTTCGGTGATCACAGAGGCCCAACCGAAAACCATACGCTGTTCATCATCAACCTTAAGGATTTTACCCTCAATACTGGATTTTGTCATTTCACTCACCGAGGTATCCGCTTCCCACATACGGCAAGACCAGTATTTAGCTGAAGTCTTGTCTGTTGCGGTATCGCAAGAATGTCTAGCACGGAAGTTTGCACGAGCCTTTGGGTTGTCGCGTCTGATCTGCATATTAGGATCACCAAAGGTTACTCTTTTAACCTTGTCACCATCTTGCACGAACACTTCAAACTTCTTGTTGCCATCTTGAATACGACGAGGTTTGTTCAGAGAGACAGTTTTACCCTGATACTCAGCCTTCTGTACGTCTTCCTTCAGGATTTCCTCAATGACCATCCTGAGCATCTCCATACGCTCGCTGGAAGAGGTCTCTGGTTCGTCTTCCTCGTCTTCAGCACCATAGTATGCCAAATAAGCATCATGGCTCTCAGCGGGCATAAAAACGGCCTGTCCATTATATTCGGAGACGTGAGTTGCACCACCAAAACCCATATCATAGCTACGGGCCACAGCTTCTTGTTCAGTAGTGAAGATGTCGTTAGCGTATTGTGCTTTTTTCATGTCAGGCAACAAATCCTTATCGTGATTAGCAGTCTTAGCCCCACGATAGATTTCTAGGAAGCTGTTGACCCTTGCGTATGCCCACTGTTCTTTAGAAGTCACGTTAGGGCGAACTGACGAAGGGTTAGTCTTATAAGCACCGATACCACGATCAAAGACTTGTTTAAGTTTAGCAGCAGTTACACGACCATGTTTCTCGCCGTACTTCTCGTTGAAAGTTTTGGCCTTGTCTGCTAGAGTGTCCATGACACCTTTTTCAATATCATCAGACATTCTTTATACTACCTTTGCTAAGTAACCTTTGAAACTGGTGAACACTACAACATTGTTGGCACTACTTTCTACTCTCACTCGAAGATCACAGTTCTTAGGGACAATGACTGCTGGGTCTAGGTCAACAGTCCAAGGAGAGGAATTTGTAGCACTAATAGCAGCTACCTGACGGAAGACTTTCCCAGCTTCTCGTATCTCTATGTAGAAATCAACAGCACCAGCTTTCTTAAAACTAACAGAACCAAAGCCACCCGTTAGGATGAAGTAATCTTTATCACTGAATGTGGTTGCTGCCTTAAAGGATTCTTGTAACCCAAGGGGAATGTCGATGTGGATTTTACTTGTGTCAGTTGGAATACCATTCGTGAGAGCAGTATTCTGATAAACAGCAACCCTACCAGTTAGCAAAACACCATTGTTGTTGTAGGCCATAGACACTCTAGCAAGTGGAATTGGTAGTGCTACCCTAGTTCTTCCATTTAAGTTGACAGTCTGGGAGACAAAGGTAAACTTTTGATCTGTACCTGTCCCTGAGACTGTGTGGCCTTCAATGTAGATGTTCTCAGTATCCGAAACAGCACTAGACGAGATGCTATCAATAATGTTTGTTGAGACGTAGGTTTCATTACCACCCACTGTCCAGACTGTTTGCAAAGACCCTATAGATAGTTCAGCAGACTTACCAAACTTAACTAGGGTCTTCGCTTTATTTTGGATTGAGACTACTTCATTAAACTGTCTGTAGATTTCTCTTTCAGCTTGAACCAGTCTTCCATCAGGAACCTCATAACCACGTCTTTCCCAGCTAGTCATTAGTTGGAACCTCTTGTGCAGCAGGGGGAAGATCAGGTTTGTAGTCCAGTTCAGCAATCGCCATAAGATCAGAGATAACTTCTGGGTGATTACTAACGTCAATACCTGCCCCATTAAGGTTACGCAGGAAGGAAGACAATTCGCGCAGATCGTGGGGTGCAACATCACCAGCAACAATCTTTGGCATCAGGGCATAGTCTAGGCCATTCAACTGCCACAGACGCTCTAGCAACTGCTTGTTGAGAACATCTACGATTGCTTGGATGTAGGACTCAAGTGCGCGTAGGAACATATCAGTCTTAGTCTTAGAGAGGGCATAAGAGCCACCCTGAGAACCTAGCAACAAAAACTCCGACAACACAGAACGAGCAATGTCATGCTGGTATCTAC